TAATAGTTACCGTGCCGCTTGTGCCACCGCCGCTAATACCTGTGCCAGCTGTAACGCCCGTGATGTCACCGATAGGTGCAGCTATCCAGGCAGCGCCGTCATAGTACTCAGTACTGTTTGTATCTTTTAGGTAAGAGTATTGCCCCTCTTGTGGTGAGGTAATAGCTGCAGCGCGGGCAGCCGATGAGGCAAACACCAAAACGCCTTGCATTAGGTAGCCGTTAGTGTCAGCTGCCGTAAGTACCTCGCCAGTAGTAAAGGTCTTAAAACCTAATCCAGCTGCCATAGTCCTATCTCCTTAATAACTTAATACGCCGCTGTCAAGCAAACCGTATATGGATGAGTCTAATATAAAGCCGTCAATAATCGGCTCTAAAGTGGTAAGTGTTGTTTTCCAGCTGTTAGGAGTAATGCTTTGAGCTACGCCAAACACCTGCAAAGTCTTAGTTAGCGTTGATCCGCCAGGCTGGTTAGTTGTAATAGTTACAGGGTCAAAATAGTCAAGCTCTAGCGCTGCAATAATGCCTAAGTTGTAGTTATCGGTATAAAGGTCTAGCTGTATAGCATCGCAGCGGATACTAGTCTCAGCCCTAGATGCAACGTATGCCTGTGCGTAATCCAAGGCCACGGCATCGGTTTGCATTAAAAGGTTTTGCTGGTTGTAGCTATGCACAAAGTACTTATCTATGCTGGGCTGGTTAATGGCTACCTGAGCTGTGCCCCCTGTGCGGGTAACGCTGGCTGAGTTGTAAACCAGGGTATCGTCAAGGCGCCACACCGCATTAAAATAGCCAATATCTGTACCGTTATCGTTAAATACTGTAGGCGTAGCCCCTGTACTGCCAGCCGTCACGTTACGATCTTGAAAGACAAACGAGCCAGCGGCATCTACATACAAGGCCCCGTACTCGCTAATCTCTACAGTTTGCATAGCTGCAAGGCTTGTGCGGGCTGTGCCTGGGTCTGCCTGCATTGTGGTTAGCCCTGCATCAACGTCACGCATAGAGGCGGGCCAGTCAATAGCATCTAGCAAGGCGTTAATCCTTGCACCGCTGAGCTGACCCGCTGAGGTGCCCGCTACGGTACTAATCTGTGCATTTTGTGCCAATCTAAAAGCATCTACAGCTTGGATAGTTGTATAAACCACGTCGTTAGCGTTTTTAGGTGTAGTAGTTGTATAGCTAGTAATAAAGCCTGAAAAGATAGGGTAAGTAACAGCGCCGTAGGTAGCCGTAATCTGCACCTTACGCATAGGCGTTAATAAGTTGTAATACGGCCCGCTTGGGTTTTGTGGGTTAAAATCGCCATTTTGGTCAACGATACGCAGCGATAGGGTGCCCGTTTGGAATTGGTCAGCCTGTGCGTTACGGCCTCTAATAGTTTGGATGCTGTCCACTACATTGGATACGTCCACGATAACGCTGGCGCTATCTGCTAGTACGTTTGTGTCTAATATGCCGCTATCTAAAATCATAGCCTGAGCAAAGCTAGGCCCAGTACTAAAGTTAATAACAGCGTTTACTACTGGCACGGTCATACTGCTATGGCCCCTGCGTAGGTAGTTGTATAGCCTCTACGTGCTATCTCATTAAGCGCGTTTTGCACGGCATCCACGATTATATTCTCATCGCCAATTACGCCTGCGGTTACGTTAATTACATTATTAGTGTAGTTACGATCTCTATTTTGGTTAGGGTTAAAGTCCACGCCTGCTACGGGTGCATTAAGGCTGTCAGGCATATCGCCACCTACGCCCAATACGTTAAGGTCATAGTTACGGTCTTTGTTTTGGTTTGGGTTAAAGGTAATGCCAGCATTGGACGTAGATGCACCTAGCGTAGTTACGCCTGGGATAGTTAGCGTAGGGAACTTAAACTGTGCTAATAAGTCTAGTGCAGCTTGTAAATTAGACAGGTTAATTAGATCGGTTGACTTCATACCTGCTAAAACCCTGTTTATGTCTAGCAGTTTGGCATCTTGGCGCTGCAAAGCGCCTAATATCTTTAAGTCCTCGTTTAACTTAGCTGTGGCCTTTGCTATAGCTGCATCATCTTTTGAGGCTATGGCATCCTCTAGCTCAGATATGCTTTGCTTAACCTTTAGGCGTTGTATGTCATTGGCTATGCCTAAAATCTGTGCGCTAGTAGTTGCTTTGCCTAACGCCTCAGCCTGACCAATTAGGGCGGCGTTAAGTTGGATTTTATCCATATCAAAAACATCTGTACCTTTAGCCAGCGCCAAGGTTGCTTTATCTAAAATTGCTTGTGACTTTTTATCTGCAAGGATTTTGGCCTGGGCTTTTTGCTGGTCTTTAGTAAGCGTGGTTATTTTCTTAGCATTAGCAAGGGCTAAGGCATCGGCTGCTTTTTTAGCATTGTATGAGCTAAACGTACCCGCGCCACTTGTCGCTTTGCGTTGGGCTGCATCGAGTGCATCAAACTCCTTGAATAACTTTTCAAGCTCTCCATACATCTTAAATAAGCCAGCGCCTGTAATAACATCTAAAACAGCTATAAAACGGCTAAAGCTAATAATGGCCTTACCTAAGGCTCCTGCTACTGACTCTATAAGGCTTAGAGTTTTTGGCAAACCTTCCGAGCCGCCTAAACTAGCAAGGGCAGTAACTAAATCTTTGCCTAATATCTCACTAGCGTTAGCCCCTGCTACGGTTAGTTTGTCTAACGATCCTGAGTAAGAGTCTGCAGCTAGTTGCGCTTGGCCACTACTGACCTCAGCAACCCTGGCTAAAATCTCCTCAAAACTCATAGCTGCTAACTCAGTTTTATTAAGGCCTAGCTGGTACTTCATTAAGCCGCGAGTATTACCCTGATAGGCCTTTGATAAATCCGCTGTTACGCTCACAACGTCAACGCCACTCAAAGCGCTAAGGTCAAGGGCTGTGCGTAGTAAATCTTGTGACTTGATATAATCGCCCGTGCTGGTCAGTAACATCTGATAGGCAGGGCGTAACTTGTCATCGAGTACGCCCGTTTGGCGCTCTAAGTCACTTATAAACTTTGTTACCGCTGGGTCAGCAAAGGCTAGCCCTAAATTATTAAGAGTTTTGCTTAGTACCTTAGCGGCTTTGTCATCGGCTGCAAAAGCCTTAACGGCCTGCATCGCACCTCTTGCGCCAAAAGCAATACCAAACGCCCCAGCTAAACCTTTTACGCTTTTAGTAAGTGTCTTAGTAGCTGTCTCTGCCTTACTAAATGCCTTTTTGCCTGTGTACTCGGCAGCTATATTTATTACTACTGAAGGATCAACAGCCATTATTTAACCCCCATAGCATTATAAAACTTAATCTTTGAGTTTTCTATAGCTTTTAATACAGCGGCGTTAGTCTTGCCGCCGTCATTGGCCCAAGCTCTAAAGATTGCACGGCCTCGCATTTTACGAGATCGTTTGCCTGCGCCAGTTTGGTTATTGGCATCTACTATCTGACCGTCCGCGTTTATAGCATCTATAAATTGTTTACCTGCATACGGGTTTGCGCTGCGCCCTTCATTTTTATTACCTGAGCGCACCATTTTGCCAAAATCTTTGTGGCCAGGATACACAACAGGTTTTAAGCCTGCCTGATCTCTGCCCTGAGGATTAAGGCGCCCCGCTGTCTCATAGATTGCACCTGCAGCGCTGTTGTTTACGATACGAGCTACAGCTCTAAAACCTTGATTATTAGGTTTTGAAGGTGAGGTTTTATAACCTATGCCGCCTTTAGCTTTGCCGCTATCCCATATTGGAAATCTACCTGTAGTTGTAGGCGCTTTGCCCCAACCCGATAAAGGCGAGCTACTTGGCACAAAACCTCTAGCAGTTTTAACAATAGGGGCTAAAAGGCTGGCTAACTCTTTACGAGTCTCTTTCGCTAACTCAGGGCTAAACTTTTTTATAGCTTTGCGTAGCTCAAGGGCGCCTCTTACCTCTACTGGCATTTTGCTGCTCCTTAGCTTTATCGCTTAAAACTTTTAACATATTCTTAAACATCTCTGCATCAAGGTCTAGTAAATACTGGGGCGCGATGCCCGTTTCTACGGCTAGCTGTGCGACCAGGTAACCAAAACTACCGCGCCCCACTATTGCGAAGGGTCATCGTCCAATACCTCAACCTTAGCTAAGGTGTCTAAAAACTCTGCCCCAAACATCGGTACGGTTTGCCCGCTTGTGCGTAAACACTCCCAGGCTAGCCAATACACATCGCTTTGCTTTTCATCATCCCTAAAGGCTTTGTGAAAACCTTTTTTAGCGTATAACTCAAAGGCGTACTCAATACGTGGCGTAATCTGATGATCCGATACGCTGCCGTCTGCCCTTGTTATTTTAAGTTTTGCCATTGTGTTAGCCCCTTTTGTTTATTCTCAGCTAGTTGTAATTACGATTGGTGAGTTACAGGTAAAGGTAATGCTCTGAGTAGCAATATCTGCCACAGCGCCGTTAATATCTGTAGTGTTATTAACTAGCACAGTAGTGCTATATAGCGGATTAGTTGCTGATACTACGGCGCTTGTTTGCTTTAGTGTTAGCGGTACTGTTGTACCCCAGGCAGCTTGCAAAGTTGCGTTTACGTTTGCTGCAGCTGTATCGCTCAAAAAGTCTAGAGTGATAGTGCTGGCCTCTAGGCCCTTAACAAACTTATGCGCTGTATCGCCCATAGCTGTAACTTCTAGCTCGTCAAAGGCACGGTTAATAGTTGCGCTTGTAACGTGATCTGATAGGACTACTGAGTTAAGAGTAGCCACTACGGTATTGGATAGATAAATTGCCATTGGGCTATTCTCCTATTTTCTCGGTAGGTGTGTCTTTTGTCTTTGTCTCTTTAACCTCTACTGGCAGCTCTTGGCCAATTTTGATTAAAAACGCTTTTTCTTCATCTGTAAGTGCCATTAGTTAGCTCCAGCTCGTTAGTATGCTTATTTGTAAATCTGCCGTTAGATAGTCACCTGCGGCAACGCTTAGTACG